ACACCTATTCAATCTGCAGGATCGTTTGATGTTGCCAACCTTGTTTTGTCTGACATGCGCTTGAATATTAAACGTGCGCTTTACAATGACATGCTGGGTAATCCTGATCGCACACCAGCATCTGCTACCGAGGTTGCAGAACGCATGGCAGATCTTTCACGGCGCATTGGATCAGCCTTTGGTCGTTTGCAAGCAGAGCTTGTACAGCCTGTATTGCAGCGTGTGGTTTATATCCTAAAGAAACAGGGGCGCATTGATCTGCCTACAATTAATGGCAGAGATGTAAAGGTTCGTTCTGTTTCCCCTCTTGCACAAGCGCAAGCAAATCAGGATATTACTTCTGTTGCTCGATTCCTTGAGTTAGTACAAGGACGCTTTGGGCCTGAGATTACTAACATTCTAATCAACTCTGAAGAGACAGCCGTGTATCTAGCTAAGAAGTTTGGTGTACCTGATACTCTGATTCGTGATTTGAACGAGCGACAGCAACTGGTTGCAATGGCGCAACAGTATGCACAGCAACAGCAATTGACGAGTCAACAGGAGCAGCTTATTGGTGGACAGCAATAACTTTGTAGGTATTGACGGATTTCGCCGCAAGAAGAGTGAAGACGCTATAATAAGCAAGAATGTTGCAAGCCTTTTTTCCACTGACACTGGAAGAGAGGTATTGCGCTACCTACGATCTATTACTATAGAATCAGTGAATGGTGCAGCAGTTTCAAATGATGAACTGCGGCATGTTGAGGGTCAGCGATATATCGTTGGTCTCATTGAGGGTCGTATTAATAATGGACATAAGGTGAAAGTAAATGAGTGAAGAGGGTCAAGTAGCTGAGTCAACTGAGGCTCAAGCAGTAGATTCGGGTGTTGTAACTGAAGGCGGTGATCCGCTTTTACAAACAGAAGAGCAGTCACGCCCTGAGTGGCTACCAGAAAAGTTTAAGTCTGCAGAAGATCTAGCATCTGCCTACTCATCATTAGAAGGCAAGCTTGGTCAAAAGGAAGATGAACTTAAAGAGTCTTTCTTAAAAGAAATAGAAGAACAAGCTTTTCAGAACAGGCCAGCCGACAAGGGTGATTATCAATTGCCAGAAGGCATTGATGATACTCTTGCATCAGATAATGAACTACTTGGCTGGTGGGCAGATCATGCATTTGAAAATGGCTTTTCTCAGGAAGAGTTTAGTGAAGGCATTAACATGTATGTCAATGCTATTAATGCTAATGTTCCCAGCTATGATGAAGAGTTAGCTAAGTTAGGAGACAATGCTTCTGCTAGAACTGAAGCTATTAGTTTGTTTGCTAATCAGTTCTTTCCAGAGAATGTAATGCCAGCTATTGAGCGCATGTGTGAAACAGCCGATGGTGTTATGGCTCTTGAGCATATTATGGAAAACATAAGGGAAGGTGGCCCTTCTGGAGATAGCATCCCTGCTGCTCAAACAAATGAAAAAGAGTTAAAACAAATGATGCTTGACCCAAGGTATCACGATCCAGTAAGGCGTGATCCTGTTTTCATTAAGCAAGTGGAAGAGGGATTCAAAAAGCTATATGGCTAATGAGTACGCAAGGGTCGGTAACATTTACCTTACCGACTCAACACTCTCACATGCCAAGCATGTAGCAGAAAAAATGCGTCCTCACGATATTCGTGAGTGCGCTATCCACATGCTTTCCCCAATAGAAGCATTAACCATCCCCTTAGAAACAGAAGGGGCTAACAACTATACTGTAATGCATAACGACACACCCATTGGTATGTGCGGAACAGTGGGTAATGAAGAGAACCAAGCTAGAGTCTGGCTTCTTGGAACAACAGATATAGATAAAAATTATTTAAACTTTGCTAAAAGTAGCAGAGTTGGAGTTGAGTTCCTTCAAGGAACCTACGATCTTATTGAAAACTATGTACCAATTGACCATCACCACACAATAATGTGGCTGGCTTGGTCTGGTTTTGTCATCCTAGATGAAAGATTAATCCTTAACGGATATGAGTTGTTACATTTTGTGCGTTGCAATTCAGTACAATCTAGTGTTTATAATACGTCTAATCGGCCTGTAATACACTGAGCGACCCGATAGGATAATCGCAGTGAGGATGTAAAACAGACAACCGCGACAATAGTAACTCTCTTTGATAAGGAAAGCTTAAAATGGCTAATACAATTGACCAAGCCTTTATTAAGCAGTTCGAGTCCGAAGTTCATATGGCTTATCAGCGTATGGGTTCCAAGTTGCGGAACACTGTTCGTTCAGTAAGCAATGTGAGTGGCAACACTGTACGTTTCCAGAAAATCGGAACTGGCTCTGCTTCAACAAAATCTCGTAACGGTAATGTTACCCCAATGGAATTGGCTCACACCAATGTCGAAACAACAATGGCTGACTTCTATGCAGCCGAGTACATCGACAAGCTGGATGAGTTGAAGACCAACATCGATGAGCGTCAAGCTGTTGCTAAGTCTGCTGCTGCAGCACTTGGTCGTAAGACTGACGACATCCTTTTGACTGCAATGGACGCTGGTGCTAACTCAACTCAGATTCATGATACTGGCTCTGCTCTTGAGAAAGCAGATTTGCTGTCATTGTTTGAAACTTTTGGCTCTGCTGATGTGCCTGAGGATGGCGGTCGCTATCTTGCAATGCATCCGAAGGGTTATGCCGATCTGTTTACAATTAACGAGTTTGCTTCAAGCGACTTTGTTGGTGAGCAGAACCTCCCATATGCGGGCGGTATGACAATGAAAGAGTTCTTGGGCTTCAAGATCTTCTCAACTTCTGCTGTAACTGCTGGCAAAAACATTGCTTACCACACATCTGCTGTTGGTCTTGGCATTGGCGCAGACGTTACAACTGAGTTGAACTATGTAGCTGAGAAAGTCTCTCACCTCGCAACCTCAATGATGTCAATGGGTGCTGTTGTTATTGACGACAACGGTGTCTATGAAGTCCTTGACAACAACTAGGAGAATGAATAATGGCTTATGATTCTGCTGGATTGACTCGCATTGGTGGTGCATCAAATGGTGATCTGTGGTTCTACACAACTGTAGATCCAATCGCTACTGTTAATACAGAAGGTTACTTTAACGGCGCAGCAAATATGCTGTCAGTTCGTGACGTAATTATTGTTGCAGACACCAATGTCCCTACAACTAACTTTGTCAATGTTCTTTCAAACACTGGTACTGTAGTTGATGTTTCAGATGGCACAGCCATCGTTGAAACAGACGGCGACTAACACAGGGGGAGGGGGCTTCGGCCCCCTCAACTTTCATGGCAGTAACCAGCATTGCATCCAACTCACCAATTGATATTTGTGCCAAGGCATTAATTCTTATTGGTGCAGACCCGATTACTTCATTTAATGAAGGTACTACAGAGGCTCTTGTCTCTGTAAATATGTATGAGGATGTTGCAAGAGCATCTCTTGTTAACACACGCTGGCGGTTTGCCACAAATCAGGCTGTGCTTAATAGACTCACAGCCGCACCAACAGGCAGATATAATTATGCCTATCAACTGCCAACAGACAATCTAATGGTACATGCAGTTACTGTTACTGACTTACCAATTGAATATCAGATTTATGGCGACAAAGTATACGCTGACACATCAACAACCGATGTAGTTATTGCTGATTATTCATTTAGGGCTGGTGAAGAGAACTGGCCTTCATATTTTGTTATTGCTGTCGAATATGCGCTGGCTACAATCTTTGCATCTTCAATCGCAAGAGATGCTAACCTTGCAAGCTTAATGGAGCAACAAGCTCAACGTGCTATGGCAAAAGCTAGAAACCTAGATGCACAGCAGCAGACAACAAGAAAGCTTACTACTTCGAGGTTCATTTCTGAAAGGCGCAGCTAATGCCAACTAAGATCCGTGTGCCTCTTACTAACTTTCAGTTTGGTGAACTAAGCCCATCTATGATCTCAAGGACAGACTTGAGTGTCTATAACAATGCGGCAAAGAAGATTACCAATCTACTCATTAAATCAGAAGGCGGTCTAAAGAAACGCTTTGGATCTCAGAAGATCTATGAGTTTGACACAACCATAGACACAACTAAGACTCAGCAAATAAGACTCGAGCCATTTATTTTTTCAGATGACGAAAGGTACATTGTATCTTTTGAGCATCAGAAGATTCGTGTGTTTATCATTGATCCAACCACAGGCGTTGTATCTCTGACTGCCACAATTACTCAGGATACAAATGCTGTTACCTTGCCAATTACTGACAGCATCCTGCAAGAAATTAGCTTTGTACAAGCTGGCGATACTATGTTTATTGCACATAGTTCATTCGCGTTCTTACTATTAACAAGAACAAGCTTAACTACATTTGAAGTTCGTCCATATGTATTTGATGTAGATGCTAATAACGATGTTATTTATCAGCCTTATTATCCATTCCAGCCACTTGGCATGACTCTTGATGTAGATAAAACAACAGGCACAGGTGCTGTATTAACGACCAGTGCTAATTACTTTACATCAGATCACGTTGGAAAGGTTATTAGGTATCAAGGTAATGAGATTGAGATTACTGCTTACACCAATGCAACAACAGCAACTGGAACAATTAAAGATAAGCTTGAGGTTCATTTGGACTTCAATGCTTTTAAAACTACAGAAGGTATTGCTGATGTTGAAGTAACACAGGTTGCTCATGGCCTAAACATTGGTGATGCTATTGTTGTCGATCATGCTGGTACTGTTGGTGGTATTAGCAAAAACCAATTGAATGGTGCTAGGACTATTGCAGATGTTCTTGACGAGAACAGATATGTATTTGTTGCTGGTGCTAACGCAACTGAATCAGTAGATGGCGGCGGCACTCCAAAGATTGAAACACATGCACCAACTATCTCTTGGGATGAGCAAGCTTGGAGCAGTATCCGTGGGTTTCCTACAGCAATCTGTTTCCACGAGAATCGTCTATGGGCTGCTGGTACAAGCTCTAAGCCTAATGGCATTTGGGCTACAAAGATTGGTCAGTTCTTTAACTGGGATGTTGGTGATGGTGCTGACAATGATGGGCTTGACTTGACTGCAACCGTAGGCGAGATCAACTCTATTCGCCACATTGTATCTAACAGAGACTTGCAGTTGTTTACCTCAACATCTGAGTTTTATATTCCGTCTTTGACTACCAGTGCTATTACTCCTACCAATGCACAGATTAAATCACAGACTCCATATGGATCATCTTATGTGCAGCCAAAGCCGTTTGATGGATCAACAATCTATGTGCAGCGGAATGGCAATGTAGTTCGTGAATATGTCTTTGATGACTCTGAAGGTGCGTATGTATCTGGTGCATTGTCAGTTCTTTCCTCTCATTTAATCAAAACTCCAAAGCAACTGTCTATTGCTCAAGGAGCTTTGAATCGTCCAGAGTCTTACGCTTTCTTTGTCAATAACGATGGTACTATATGTGTTCTCTATAGTGATCGCGTAAACAAGAAAGCTGGCTGGTCAGAAATTACAACTAATGGTGAGTTCCATTCTATCTGCACAGTAGATGAAAGAGTCTTTGCCACAGGTAAGTATGATTTAGGTGATGGCACTAATAAATATATTCTTCTTGAACTGACAGATAATGCTAACCTAGATTTCTCTGGAGAGTTTAGCTTTACTGCTGGCGTTGCCACAGTTTCATCACAGTTTAACAATGGTGCTGTTGTTGCTGTTGTTGATGGCGATGATTACTATGGTGAGTTTACTGTAGCTAGTGGGCAAGTTGATATATCCTCTGTGTCTGAGTTAACTGCTTCTAATGTAGAAGTTGGATACAAGTTTGACATTGAGGCAATAACGCTGCCTATTGATGCTAACGCTTCTAATGGCCCTATTACAGGTGAGCCTCGCAGCGTCAACAAAGTTACCCTTGACTTGTTGGATACATTGTCTGTGTCTGTCAACAACACAAGGCTTCTTATATATCAGGTAACTGATGACTTTAGCCAAAGCAGAAACCCTGTTACTGGCAAGAAAGAGTTTAGATTACTGGGCTACTCAAAGGATCCGGTAGTTACAATTAGTCAATCTGCACCATTGAAGATGCAGATCAATGGTATGGTAGCGGAGGTAATATTCTAATGGCACTGCCAACAATATTATTAGGAATTAGTGCTGGTCTTTCTGCCTACTCAGCAATCCAAGGCGGCAGAGCCGCAAGGCAAGCTGCAGCGTTTGATGCAGCACAGCTTGAAAAGCAAAAGAAGCAAGTGGCTCTTGAGGCAATCCAGCGTGAGAATGATCGCATGGAACAGTTCGAGTCAGCAACAGCAAGCAACATTGCTTGGTTTGCTTTCTCTGGGCGTGACATGAGTGATCGATCAGTTAAAGCTTTCTTGGATAAGCAGAAGGATGTTGCTTATAGTGACATTAAGAGAAGCAACTATCAGTCAACTGCTGAGACAGCAAGGCTTGGAGATCAACAGCGTCAGCGTCTTTATGAAGGTCGTCAAGCGCAGAAGGCATCGTACATTAAAGCGGCAACATCTATTGCTTCTGGCTGGTACAAGTACGAAACCGTAAAGGTATAGGTTAGTAACATGGCTGTAATTAGAGAGCAGAGAACATTTAGGAATCAGCCAATTGGCGTTGTTCGAGCTAGTCGAGCAGGGGAAGAGTATTGGCAAACTGTTGGTCGTGCAGCCGATGAACTAACTCAAACTGCCTATAGAGCCGCAGCGGATCAGGCCAAGCGTACTGGTATGGAAACTGCTGCAGCTATTAAAGGATCTGACTTCAGAACAATTGATCCTCTTACTGGTGAGATTGAAACCTTTAACATGCCTTCTGTGCCTCAGAACTTTGGTACTATTGCTCGTGATGCATTTGAGCAAGTAGCTGAGAACAGATATGTAAAGTCTGTAGAAACTGCAATTAAAGAAAAATCTGCAGAGATTGCCATTTCGCATCAGAACCATCCACAAGCTGTTGAGCGTTATGAAGCAGATATGGGTGAGTATCTTTCTCAGGTAACTAAGAATGTACAGCCTCGTTTCCAAGAAACAACCAGAGACATTGCCGCCGCTTGGATGGCAAGCACTAGAACAAATCTGCTTGCAAAACGCTTTGCTATTCAGCAAGAGATTGAGCGTAGCAATCTTGAGAATGATGCAAAGACTCAAGCAACTACCATCTCAAACTTATCATCAATGGATTCTCCTGACGCTGGTGTGTTATTTGAGTCAGAGATTCAAAAGCAAAGAAACGCTGTAAATGCTGGCGTTCAAACTGGCAATCAAGCTGATGCTAATATCGCTATTATGCGGCGTGGAATGAAGACTGGTCTTTTGTCTAAGAGCCTTTCTTTAACATCTACTTATGAAGATACTGATGCAAGCGGTAACAAAGTACAAAAGCCAGTAACCACTTCTATCGCTTTATTAGTTGAAAACTCAATTGACAACCAAGCTGTTAATGAGAACTTGCCAGAGTCTTTGAAGCCTTTGGTAAAGAGTATTATTGAAGATCCTACATTTGTAGAAGATAGAGAGTTTATTGGACGTTTTGTTTCTAGTCAGCGTGTTTCTTTATCTCAGCAAGAAGGCTCAGTAAGAAAAGCAACTAAACTTGAAATAGCAACTAAGAAAATTATTAATGGTCAAAGAGTTTTTAATACAGATGCTGTGTCCAGAGAAGCTGCTCAAAATATAATTAGAGATGATGCTGGTCTTCCTAAAGATGTAAGCATGAATGAATACTTTGGTTTGCCTCAGTCTGTAGGCAACTCAACACTCAATGCCATGCTTTATAGAGGCTTGGTTCCTGATGGGTTAATGCAAAACATTGGTCTTGTTACAAGTGGCGATCAGCCAGCTAGTGATGAGTTTATTGAAACAACATTTAATCATTACCTTAACTACAGCAGCATGATTGATAGCAGCGGTCAGCGAAGAAACCTACTGCTTATAGATGGTGGCATAACAAAAGAACAGGACGCAATGATGCGTTCTGCAATTGCTATGCGTAACTTTAGAGGTGGTAACTTAAGAGACATTCTTTCCCGCCAAAGAACAATGCTAGAAGACCAAGGTGCTTTTAACATTAGAGCTTCTGATGTTTTTAAAGACTTTGCTTCTGATCGTGGTGCTGATTCTGCTGATGCAAGGATTGATAGATTTATTTCTACAGAGTTAGACATTGGCAACGATATATACGCAATAAGGAATATACGTCCCTTAATTAATCATATGATTGCTACTGGACATGATCTTAATGGAATTAAGAAAGAGACAACAAATCTTCTTGATGAATTGTATATGGAAGACGATGAGGATTTAATTGCTGATCCATTTAACTTTGATCCAAACAAATCTTTCTATGCATTAAAGCGTGTGTTTCCTGATGACAAAGATAGGCAAACTTTTGTAGTTGAGGTTCAACAGCAATTGATTGACAGAGGTTTCGAAGGCTTTGCTTTTTCAGCAGCAATGAAACAAGAAGGTAAAAAAAATGTTCGGCTTATTCCTTTGCCACAACAACCATTAAGCACTGAGTCAACAGTGATCTATATGGGTGTCTATAGAGATAATAATGGGGATATGGTTCCATTGCAGGATGCAAGCGGCCCATTCATGGTTTCAAGTGATATTATTTCTGAACAGCAAGCAGCAAGAATAGAAGCGCAAAGAGAGGCTCTTATTGCGGAACAAGATAGGATTATTGCAGAAAGAGAAGGACAAAAAGCAAGGCAGCAAGAATCTATTAAAGCAGTCAAAAAATTATTTGGTAGAAATTAATGGCTGATTGGTACGACAAGTTTAAGAAAGATCTTGCTGCGAGTGAAGGTGTTCGCGGTAGATCTAAAGCAATTGAAGGTGGTGGGCCAACAAGAGGCTTTGGCATAACTTCAATTCCCAAGGCTTTAAAATCTATTTTAATTGCAAAAGGTCTTAAAGCTGAAACAATGCCAGACAGGGATTTGTTCAACGAACTTGTTGACTGGCATAGAGATCAAGTGGTAAAAACATTTGGTAAGAGTGCTTATGACAAGTTGCCTACATCTGTTAAAGGTGCAGCAATTGATTTGCATTACAACCTTAAGGGAAGTTTAAGTGCTGCCCCAAGTTTTGTAAGAGCAGCTAAAGCTGGAAACTATGAAGATGCAGCAAAGAATCTTCTTGACGTTGTTTCTGCTAATGATCCTAAGACCAATCAAAAGGGTGTGCTGCGTGGCTTAGCCAAGCGGCGTGTTAAACATTACAATAAGATAGCAGAGCAAAATGCTTTTGATAGAATTACCAATATTTCTATTACTCCTTCTAATCAAAAGGGTAAGAAGACGCTTGTTAGTTACAAAACAAAATCAGGCGACTCAATAGATTTTAATTTTTCTAGTGGATTACACTCTGAATCTGGCAGCTATGATAAGGTATCCACGGCTCCAGATCAGCTACCGTCAGATGATGCTACGGCTCCAGATCAGCTACCGTCAGACACTCCATTAAGTACAGTTCGTCCCGATGCAGATGCTAGAGCAAGGCGTGTGCAGCGATTAACTGAGGCTGCAGAACCGCCTCTTAATATAATAGAAGAAAGAGTTTCTTCTCTTGTTAAAGAAGAAAAAGATCCTGAGTTAAAAATCTTAAAAGAAAGATTGATTAAAGAAGATATACAGGATCAGACCAATCTTCCAATACTTGAAGAGCGTCAGCCAACTCCATTGCAGCCAGCAATGGAAAAGGCAGACTTGCCTATATTAACAGAAAGACAACAGTCTGTTATTGATATAACAGAAGATGATCTGCCTATGGTGGATCAAAGAACAGAAGCTATTGCAGAAGCTGAGTTAGCTAATGATGCAATCATTGCTAAAAGTTCTGTTAAGAGAAGCCCAAACAAAGGTGTTCTTAATATCTATGGTGGCCCTGTGCCGCTGCAGATCCCAAGGACTATCGATGAGTTTGTGCCAATTAGTGTAGAAGAAGATCCTACATTTGGTGAGACTGTATCTGCAACTCTTGGCTATCAGTACGCTCCTTTGTTCAATGCTATCAAGAACAATCTTAAGTACAGAGACGTTGAAGAAGTTGGGTATAGTCCTATTGAGAATATGCAGGGTTATGAAGAGTACAAGTCCCATCTTTATGAAGCAAAGTCATCACAAGAGATGGCTGAACTTAAGCAACAAATAGATGAGAACAAAGAAAGACGCGAAGTATTATACAGAGCGTCAATTCCAATGCAGTTTGCTGCTGGCATCTTTGATCCAATTAACCTAGTTGCGCTTCCTTTTGGTGGCCCAGCCGTAGGTCTTGGTCGTTCATTTCTAAAAACAGGAACTTCTGTTGCTGCGTTGCAAGTAGGCTTAGAGGCTGCTCGTTATCCATTTGATCCATTAGCTACACCAGCCGAATCAGTTATGAATGTTGGCTCTGCCTTTGTTACTGGCGGTATGATTGGCACTTTGTTTAGTATCCCAGCATCAAGACGAGCCGCTGCGCTTAACAAAACAAATG